ATCGTCTGCTCGGAGATATTCAGGCTGAACTGCAATATAACAAGCGTATCATCGCAGACTTCGGCAAGCAGATGTCTATGGGTAACTGGACCGAGGGCGAGTTCACCACAAAGGAGGGTGTATATTTCCTGGCGTGCGGACGCGGACAGTCGCCGCGTGGTCTCCGCAAGCGTGAGGCGCGTCCGGACTATATCGTCATCGACGACCTCGACGACGACGAGCTCTGCCGCAACGAGCGCCGTGTCCGTGAACTCACCGACTGGGTCAAGGAGGCGCTCTTCGGCGCGCTCGACGTCGGCCGCGGTCGTTTCCTTATGGTCGGCAACCTTATATCAAAGACTTCCGTCTTGGCCAACATCTGCGCCACCAAGGGTGTGCATGTGTCCGAGATAAAGGCGGTTGATAACGAGGGCAATCCCGTATGGAAGGAGAAATGGACAAAGGAGGAGGCACGCGAGTATGCCGACTTCGTGGGATACCGTGCCTGGAACAAGGAGATGATGCACAACCCCATCGTCGAGGGCACCGTCTTCCGCCAGGAATGGATCAGATGGGCAAAGCGTCCGGCATGGAAGGAGTTTACCGAATTCGTCCTCTATATCGACCCCTCGTGGAAAAGCAAGAAGACCAACGACACCAAGGCCGCCAAGCTCTGGGGAAAGCACAAGACCAACCTCTGGCACCTCAGGGCGTTTGTTCGCAAGGCTTCCGTCGCCGAGATGGTGCGCTGGTGCTACGACCTCTACGAGTGGAGCCGGGAGGTTGGCATCGCCATACGCTTCGCGATGGAGACCTCATTCATGCAGGACATCATTCTCGACGACTTTACCATAGAGGGCAACATCCGGGGATACCAGCTGCCCATCACGGGTGACACACGCAAGAAGCCGGACAAGTTCCAGCGCGTCGAGGCCATCAGCCCTCTGTGGGAGCGGGGCTTCGTCTTCTACGACCTCTCACAGAAGGAAGATCCGGACATGCTGGCAGGAGTGGCGCAGACGCTCGCCTTTGAGAAGGGAATGTCGGGCAATGACGACGCGCCTGATGCCGACGAGGGAGCCATCTACATCCTCCAGAAGAACACACGACAGCAGATTTACAAACCGAGGTTCGGGCACCGTCCGACCTCTAAAAACTTATGGTGATATGTTCAAACTCATTAAAGACATCGTTTTTGCCGTCCGCTTCAAGCGAGCCGTCCGCAAAGCCAACAAACTGTCGGCTTTGTTCAAAATGAAGTATTATGTGCTCAATATGGGTGGCAGACTCAAGGTTGTGCCCAAACGGAACATCCGCCAGCTCATCCGTCAGCGCAGGTTCAAGAAAGGCATCAGGCTGGCCGACATCGAGCGTCGTGCGCTCTACGTGACACCTCCTACCAAACCTACCGAACCTACAGACCCTAACAAGCATTGACACATGTATATCACAGACGAAGATTACAGGGTGGTCATCGGAGATGCAGCCCTGAAGACAGTATCGCAGACCTCGGCAGAGAACCGAGCCAACGCCGAGGCGGAGGCCATTGAGGAAATCTGCGGATACCTACGCCCCAAGTACGACACGGAAGCCATATTCTCTGCCACCGGAAGCCGACGCAACAGGCTTGCAGTCATGTATGCCTGCGACATTGCCCTATACCACATGGCTGCCTCCACACCTCAGAAAATGGGTATGGAGATACGCAAGGAACGCTACGAAAGGGCGGTCAAGTGGCTGGAGGGAGTACAGGCAGGAAAGATTGTGCCCGACCTGCCGCTGGCCACCGACGAGCAGGGAAAACCTGTCGGAATACCTTTGGTATATGGCAGTCAGAAAAAAATAAGGCATAATTGGTGAGCAAATGAGAGCAGAGACAAAATTCATTTTGGCTATGCCGAATTGTCGTGCAAACGAGAGCAGAGCGGAACTTGTTCTGGCTATGCCGAGTGCAGCCGACAATCAACTCAAGTTAGCGCAGCCTACAGTCAACGTAGTTAATTGGTAACTATCATGGGAAAGAACAGAAAACAGGCAGAAAGACCGACGACTGTGCAGACGCCCTACGGCACACTGCACCTCGCCAAAAAAGATATTGGCCGCTTCAAGAAAACGGTCGTGGAACTTCAGCGCACCACGGATGCACTCATACGAAAGGACCTGGGCGACTGGCGGCAGGCATGGCAGCGGGCCATCAATGTGGACAGCCCCAACCGGCAGCCACTCTATGACATCTACCGCGACGTGGATATTGACCTGCATCTCTCCGGCTGTATCCAGCAGCGTGAGGGCTTCGTCATGGCACGTTCCTTCAAGCTCACGGGTGGGAATGGGGAAGAGGACGAGGAGGCTGTGAACTATTTCAATACGGCATGGTTCAAGCAACTCATGAAATACAGCCTCGACGCCAACTACTGGGGACACTCGCTCATCGAGCTGGGCAACATCACCACCGACATCAACGGGCGCATGACCTACGACGGTGTCAGGCTCATACCCCGCAAGCACGTCATACCCGAATACGGCAGGATTATCACTGACCTCGGGCAGGACTGGCGTGAGGGACTCGACTACCGCAAGCCACCACTCGCCGACTGGTACATCGAGGTGGGGCAGCCGGACAGTCTCGGCCTTTATCTAAAGGCGGCCACGCAGACCATACCCAAGAAAAACGCGCTCGCCTTCTGGGACACCTTCGCCGAGATATTCGGAATGCCCATGCGCATAGCGCGAACTTCCAGTCGTGACGACAAGGAACTCGCCAAGATGGAGAAAATGATGTCGGAGATGGGCACCGAAGGCTGGGGAATATTCCAAGAGGGAACCACCATCGAGGTGGTGGAGTCCTCCAAGGGGGATGCCTTCAATGTATATGACCGGCGCATCGACCGGGCTAACTCCGAACTCTCCAAACTCATCATCGGGCAGACCATGACCATCGAGGACGGTTCCTCGCTATCGCAGTCCGAGACGCACCTGGAGGTGTTCCAGAACATCATCGAGGCAGACTGTGACACTATCAGGGATATGGTGAACAACCGACTCCTGCCCCTCATGGTGCGCCACGGCTTCCCGCTCAGGGGAATACATTTCGACTGGGACTACAGCATGGACTACACACCCGAGCAGCAGGTGGCCTACGAGCAACTCGTACTGAACAACTACGAGGTGGACCCTGCCTATTTTGAGGAGAAATACAATATGCCCGTAGGCGAGCGCAGGCAGCAGGTACCCGCTCTTGTCCCCACAGACACCGACAGTGGCGATGAAGATCCCAAGGACAATAAAACACCCAAGTCTGATAAAAAGAAACGACAGGAGCAAAGCAAACGCCCTTTTTTCGACTGAGCCC